TTGGCCGCTAGGCGGCCAGTGCGAAATTCTCTTCGACACTTAAAAACTTGATTAGATTTTTTAGCTGGCCCTTCTAATCACCCAGCACATGCAATTACTACATCCACAACCAGTCGATACCATTTCACCCCCGTAGTTTGGCGAGTGGAGGCGGCGGGAATCGAACCCGCGTCCTGTATTATTTCAATAGCAACGTCTACATGTTTAGCCCACTAGGGGACTTGTAATAATCTAGCCAAAAAATCCTAACCAGTGAAAAAAGTAAACAACAAAGGAGCCGAGAATGAACCCGCCGAAATACCACGCCATAAGAACGATTGATACTCTTGCTAATTCGTCTAATAGCTCCCAAAGTTTCATCTTTATCTCCAGCTTCTAACTCTAACCACAGTGCCGTTTTCCATTTTGGCTGTGGCATCGCCAGTAGGCTTCATTCTGTACCTTGGTACACAGGTGCTTGGTTTTGGGTTTCCGCTACGGCTCCAACCAATACCCTCAAATCGACCGATACATTTGCCAACGTGACATAATTTGTTAAACTTCGCCATGTAGTTAGCTTCTGCTTGGCACTTTTCTTGATCTGTTTTAGCATCTCCCCAGATAGACTCAGGCCTCATTTCGCCATCAATCTTCTCCCAGAACTCTGCTAATTCAATTTCACTAACCACGCTAATGGTTTCGTATACGTCTTGATTGCTTGATTGCGGCATTAGGGCGCACAATAACATCAAAGACTTAAACATAAATCCCTCCGATTAAATTAAGAACGTATTGTAAATTATAATAAGCATTGATATACTTATTCCGGATAAAAATCCCAAGCTAAAATCTTTTACCTCTAGCTTGTTCTCTACTTTGTTCGTCATGTAATCCCCTTTAGTCCTTCTGAAAAAACTTCTTCTTTATAATCCATAACATACTTCTAAAAATATTCTTAGGAAAAACTCTCCCCTTCGACTCCTTTAGACCGAAGTGATCTAATGCACACTTTGGACAGTAGGTTAGGTAGCATATGCGGCATTTGTATCTATCTTCAGGAGATATTTCCTTGCCACAGTGGTTGCATTTCATTTTTTCCTCTTCTTAAAAAACTTTCTAACATGCTCTGGTATGTCTTCCTTTGCTAACTTTTCTCCAAGTTTAGTTAAAGTATAATAGAAGTTTCCATCTTCTCCAACTAGCTGGTCAACTAACCCCTTTTTCATGAGGTCTATAACCACTTCCTCGACGGCTTCTTTTTGGAATTTAGTTCTTTTCTCAAGAAACTCTAGCATCAGAGGTTTTTCATCCACAGCAAACTCGAAAACATCGTACATGCAGTCGTTTTCCGGAGTTACTTCCTCAAGTTTTTCTATATACTCTAGAGCAAGTTCTAGAGTTGAATACATACCAATAGGCTCTATTCCGTAATCCAGATTTGCACCTTCTTGTATAAGAATAATTGCGTATACCCTCATTTTTATCTCCAGACTTATATAACCTTAAAATATCTCCCAAGAGTATCTAGCCTGTCGTTTGCATCAGCCAGCTTTGACAACGCCTCGTTGAGGTTGTCGTGCAAATCGCCCGTACTGTGATCCCCAATCCCCGCTGGGTGGTTTAGCATAATTTGTAGGCTGGTGATTGCCTCTGTCTGATCTTTCAATGCGTTTGCTTTAAGCGACTGTAAAGCACTATCTCTAAAACTTTTACCATCTAAAGGACTCATTTGAATCTCCTGTTTGAGTATCTATTTGGATCGGCCAGTCCGTTATCCAATTTTTTCTTTTCGGTTACATAGTAACCATTATCATCCTTGCACAACACTTGATGCTCAGAAAGTCTTACATCTTCGCCACCAATCTGTACCTCTGAATGATCCACTACCATTGAGGAGTGTGAGCCAAACCAAGTTGGGGTGGTCACACTGTTTCCTGTCTGATGTCTTGCTTTGTTTTTTGCCATATTATTCTCCATAAGGCCAAATCTTGGCCAGTTCATCGGTTACACCTTGAATGTGTACAATCCAGCGACCGTACTTCCCCGTCTTCTCTGTTCTAATTATTATCTTGCCCTCATAAGGAAAGGAGGCGGCGGCCTTGTTTAATAGCTCTCTACACTTTTGAGTAGCGAGTAAGAAATCGGCTTGCCCTCGTTCGGGCGTGTCAACGCCAGCAAGTCTAGTGCGTATCTTCATGCCGACGCTGAAACCTAAGTCAACATAAAAGTCAACTGTATCCCCGTCTACTACTCTGTCAACTATTGCTTTGTATTCGTACACGAATTGCCTCCAATGTATGCTTGAACGGTTGTCCCTCAATATTCTCTACTAAATTCCACATCTCTTGTGCGATTTCTCTGATCTCAGCCTGTGCGTGTTCGCTATCTCTTAGTTTTATAAAGTTAGCAAAGCTACGCATGTTAAACATTATGTCTGCTTGAATCTGACTGTTATAAGTTTTGAAGAAGCGAGCAGACTCCTTAGCTCTCTTTCTTCCAAGTATAGGTTCTAGGTCTTTTACGCAAGCGTGATAGAGCTTGTTTCCTAGTCTCGTATATTTCTCTAAATTAGTTGCCCAGTTTGGGTTAGGAGAACCGTTGGCATCGACTCTTATATTCTTGTCAGATACCTCTATGTCCTTCCATTCTTCCGGTACATAATATTTATCTTCTTTTAATTCTTTATACCTAGCACTTTCAGCATTGAGAGAAGATATTCTATGCTTAAGTAAGTGTATGTGAGACGCAATATCAGTATCAACAAGAAAATGAACAATGCCTTTTTCAAATGGGGTTTCATGCCCTTCTCTCCATAACATGTTTATTAGCTTGCTTATTCTGTTGCGTTTTTCTTCCGTGAGGTTTCTGCTAGTGCTAGTCCATGCACTACAGGCAATTACTTCATCTGAGCCGTAATGACCCAGTAGCTCAATCTTGTTCTTCAACTTTCCTCCCGTCTTTATCTACAGTAATCCAACCACAGCCCTCACATAGGCAATAGTATCTTTCCTTGTCCCTTACAATCCCCGCAAAGTTATTTCTATCTGCGTATTCTTGACCGAAGTAGGTCGCTGTGCAATCATAGCAAAAATCAGCCATCACTAATCCCTTACATTTTTCAGAAGACTGCTAGACGATTCGGTTTTACCTCCACCGACGTTGTATAGGACTTCAATACCGTTTTGCTCGCAAAAGTCTACTTCTGGCGTGTTGCCTTCTTTTCTGTCTCCACCGTTCATAAATATAAATCCACCAACCCAACTATCGTCCTTGTTTTCTTCCCAAATTTGCTTCAGTGTTTTTACTACGGTTTCATCTTCATCTATTGATAGAGTGACAAAGTCGGGGTCGCTAAGTGCTTCTACTATCCTAACCCTAGACTTCTCGTCTAAAAATTTTGTTGACCCCTTTAGTTCCACCTGATGATCGTTGTTTACGATTACATATAGAACTTCACACTTTTTTCTAGCCCCTTCCATGTAATCCAAATGTCCTGTATGGATTGGGTTAAAGTATCCGGAGATAATTCCTATCTCTAATGCACTATTTTTCATAGCCTCCAGCCTCCTCGCTATTCTACCCTCGCCGTAACGACCGCATTTCATATTTCTGTTCTACCGTAATCGTCTTCTATTCTAATAATGTCATTTTCTTGACAGTCACCTGTTTGCAATTCTAAAATTACTAAGGGTGCGTCCCCCTCGTTTGTGATTCTATGTGCTTCAAGTTTACATATCTCAACCCTATCTCCAGCTTCAACATCCCAAACAGCGTTCCCTACCTGCATTTCTCCTGTTCCAGAAAGTATGTGCCAAACCTCGTTTCGCTTTCGATGTAGTTGTAGGCTTAGTCTTGAGTTTGGATTTACTGTCATTTTTTTGACCTTATATCCCCTCTCGTCTAGTAGGTTCTTAAATGACCCCCAAGGTCGCACTTCTTCTTCTCTGTCTCCAGAAAAATTGCCAACTTGGATAACGTGATCTTCCTTGTCCAATTCTTCAGCAAAAAAAGTTGTTGCCCCACATTGGCGGCATGTGTGCGGAATTTTGCTAAGTATAGCACCGCAGCAATTAAGTTTGAATTGTCTCACTATTTAATCCCTTTCAAGTTTTTTATCGGTAGGTTATAGCAGTCGGCTTTAACTTTGAATTTATTATTGCCGTCTATATTACCCTTTTTAAGGAATCTAGCGTCCTTAAAGTATTCCTCTTTGTTGTAGGAGCCTAAAATCCAAGCCCTTCCCCACCTGCCTCCGATATTCTCTATTCTTACGAATACATAGTGGTCACACTTTTGCTTGGTGTTGAAGGCCGCTACAGAACAGTCATAGTACGGTTTTGGCTCTGAGGTGCATCGCTTCGTCTTTACGTCATATTTTACTTCACCCTTCACGATGTCGTAATCGTAGGTGTTGGTTATGTCTCCCTTGATTACGGTGTTTGCTACTTCTTCACCCAGAAAGCCAGCGATGTTTCCATCGCCGCGCGTGATGGAGTTATTGATTTCCCCCATCTCTCTGGACTTAGCCCAAGCCCGCTTCTTCATGTCGTCAGTTATTTTTACTTCTATCATTTTGAAAACCAAGATTTAATCCGTGACCAAAGTGTTCTCTTGCGTTTAGGAGGTTTTGCTCCGGCCTCGTATCTTCGCCTTTGCATTTCTATTTTACTACATCTTTCCATTTTGTCAAGGGAGTCTTTGTGTTTTTCTAAGAAAAACTTTTGAGACCTATAAAAACCACTATCAGATAATCCAGAGTCACCCCTCATAATTCTTGTCCTCGTCTTGCCATAGCTTAAAATGTATGTCCTCATCTTCCTCGATAAAACAAATGTTAAATTCCTGTTCGACTCTATCGAATAAGTGTTGAGGAAAAGTGATGTGGATACCACTATCATCGGCAATATAGCTCGCCCTCTTTAACATTTTTTCCCAAGCATCTTTCAAATCATAAAACATTCTTCAGACTCCATATTAATAGGTATTTAAGTAAATAGGTGTTTGATCCCCAATCCAAGCATTTAGGGTGTTAAATTCTAGGTAGTCCATCGCCTCGTCGCATGGCATACCTGCATCTTCAAATAAAGTTTCTACCATTTTTGGAATGGAATACACTACTCTCAGATTCCCAAAGTCATACGCAACCCCAATTATACAGTTGTCAAATCCGTCAGCGAACAAAAGTTCTTCTTCGGGGTATCGGTCACAAATTTCATCTCTTGTGCTAGCCATAGTAACTCCTTATTACAAACATTGTTTCTTTCCATCCATTTACTTGGTGATATACATCTGAATTTTGTGCTATTGAGAAGTCATTTCCCCCTTCAAAACATTTGTCTCCAAAAAATACAGTTTTCCCCTTCATGTATTGTAAGACTTGACTTTTATCTTTTCCTTTCGGATAAATATCAGTGCTTATTTCTCCTCCAATATCGAACTTGAGTCTAGGGTATCTCATCGAAAGCCATTCTGCGTTCTTTTCTCTTTCGCCAACGGCTTTGTCCCATAAGGCATAAGCCTTTCTCTGGTCTGGTGTTGCTGTCCTGCCTATTGTGGAGAAGTTAGCCATCCCCCCACGTTCCTCTATGTTGTTTTCAGCCTTGCCATACCAAGGGCTTCTTTCCGCTAGTATATGTAAGTCTAGTCTAAGGTGTGCAGAAATCAGCCAGTTGGATTCATAAATTAGCGAGTGTCTACAAAAGAATTGGTTTCCACAATTTTGAAAGACCCCATCTACTAGCCTATACAAAGGCTGTCCGATCTGACCTATTGTCTTCTCTTTGTCTGAACCTGTTACAAGGAATACTTCGTTTCCTTCAATCTGCTGACTGTAAACCCATTCGCCAAAAAAATTATCCATGTTGGGATTCATTGGCTCTCTGGGATTTGTTAAAGTCCCGTCTACGTCAAACAAAAAGTGTATCATAACTTCTTAAACATCTCTATGAAAAAATCTACTAAGATCGGATGAAAGAAAAAGATAAAAAGAATCACAACGACAAAGATGAACCCACCCCAGTCTGTCTCGTCTTGCCCTCTAATAGTTTCAAGCCAACGGTCGTAATCCCTTTTAGAATCAGTCTTTGGTGGTTGATACGGGTTCTTCATTTAATTTCTTATAATTAGCTGCAAACTCTTTGAATAATTTAATACCTTCTTCTCTACTGGTCTGTCTCGCTATTGATTCCATCTCTCTTGGAGCCATTTCAACGAAAGTCTCTAGCATCAGGTGTATATCGTTGATGTGTTGCTCCTGAGACACAAATGCTGACATCTGCATATCTGATTTTTTTTCAAGCCTGTAAGACTCCCAACATAATAATCCGAGAAACAATAAAATTACGATATTAAACTTATTCTCCTTCATCTTTCTTTCTCCTTTTAATGACCTTATTTTCTTCGTGCATGAGCAGAAGGAACATAAGGGTAGCCATGATTAACTCAATCGTCCATGCCAGTAGGCCAGCTTTAATCGCATCCATTCACACAAACTTAAAAACTAAGTAGCCAGCGATTACTGCGGCGATCATAAGAAATAACCATTTTCTCTTGGCGGCGACAGCATATGCTTTTGCGGTGACTTCCTGTATTCTGGCTAACCTAAAGTCTCTCCGGCTTTCTTTCCTTTCATTGACTGGTTTATCTTTATCTTGTTTCTTCTTAAATAGTGGCATTAACTTATCTAGTTATTCTCCTTGTAATTTTGTTTGTTATCTTCGTAATATTGTTTGTTCTGTAGTACAGAAGTTGCCTCATGCTCATGCTTAAAATAATGCTTGAATTGTTTATACAACGCCTTAACCTGTTCAAAGGCTTCGTTCTCGTCAATCTTGCCCCCCTGTTCTAAATCGCAGATGATTGACATTTGTATGTTAAATGCTCTGAATGGATCGTCGTACTTTTCAAATTTGAATTTACTCATCGTATAGCTCCGGAAAATTTTCTCTACAGTATTCTTCAAATGCTTTTTCTGCTTCATCATACGAAGGGTAGTGACCAATGGTCATTTCTGCTTCGTCATACACAGCCCAAGAGCCGCAGGAAACCCATCTTATATGTGAGTTCAGCGTCATCTCCATCCCTCTCTTAATACTCTCATGGCATTTCCACCTAGTATCTTTGAAATAACCTCGTTGGAGTATTTCTGCTTACCTAGCCCGCTTGTTAGACAGGACAGGTATCTGGTTAGTCTGGGGATTTCAGACATGTCCGTTATCTCGTCGGGAGGATCGGTAAAGCCATCAAAATCTGTTCCTATTCCTACTATTTCTGTTCCACCAACTTTGATTGCATGGTTGATTGTGCGTTCAATATATTTTATTCCGAGTGGAGTGTCAACGGGGCTAATCCAATAGTTCATGAAGATAACACCTAGAACGCCGCCGTGCTGACTAAACCATTGTAACTCCCAGTCCTCAAGGTTATATGGGTCTGGATTGATTTCAAAAACTCCAGTGTGACTACTGATTACTCGGTTTTGTCTGTCACCTACAATATCGTATACTTCTGATCTAGCTTTTGGTGTACAGTGTCCAATATCAATAATCATCTTGAGGTCACACATTCTTTCAACAACCAATTTGCCTAGTTTAGATAAT